GCTAATTAACCTGTGAGCGATGTTATCGCACACCCACCCACTGTCAGGTTCTGACAGTTACCCTTCAATTTCTTAAAAGGAGCGGGACAAAGACCTAAATTAAATCCAAGGCCCTAGATCGTACCACCGACGGAAAAGTGTCTTAACAACTTGACACTTCGTACGGCCTCGAAACGGGATCTCGTTCCCCCTAGCTTTTCCAGGGGATGGGAGTTTCATATCCAATACTTCTTTGACCCAATCATTTCTGATTGATCGTGGAAGATGTGGACCCGTTTTATAGACTGTAGCTTCTACCTGTCCCTCACGGGATTTAGGCATAGATGAAAGACGGTCAAGTAATAAACCGTCGTAGTCTACCTCTTGCTTTACAGCAATCCAAGCCAATCGTCGAACACTATATCCTTCGATACCGTGTTTACAACGACTGGGGACAGCCTCATCGAAATTACTGATGAAACCACCTTCGGTGGTTTCATATTCACCCGACGAGGCGTTTACAGCCACAGGAACTTTATACCTGATTTGCTTAGGTACTAATTTCTGCAACCAGTAAAACAATTTCCGAAAGCGTTGATCGCAACCGTATGCATAGGTTCGGCTGCGCAATCGAAGATTGTTCGCAAAGTTAAAAACTTCTTGGACCGAGGACAGTGCTACTTCAAGATACACTGGCTTACAGTCTAGGCCCCTAAAGTAGTGGGCCCCACAGCTCTCTCGGAAACTTCCCGAAGAGAAACTTTTCTCCAAATTAACGGAGAATCCCAAAAACTTACTAAAGGAACAAAAGGTTGTGTAGGCTTCTACGGGAATAATTACATCATCCCCATAGACACTGATCCTCGAAACAGGCACTCCGCATTTTTCACAACATACGGAAGCGGCTGCGTAAAAGATCAGTGATTCAAGTTCAAATGTGAACCCGTTTCCCATGCTGGAGAACTTCTTCCAACGAAGAGATGGATCCACACCAGGCTTGCCTATAACACCATACCGTGACCGACAAATATCCATCACCGCAAACCAAGTCGATTCGCTGTCAAACAGCTCTTCAACTAAGCCTGAAGCAATAGAGTCACTAGCCGACGAAAAATCAACAGTCGCATCCACCCCGGTTAAGCTCGAGGCTTTAGCAAGCTGCTGATTCCGTATTTGACTATTGAGGTCGATACCCGTCCTACCCAGTCGACGCCTAATCATCTTTCCGATTGCCTTTTGAAACCAGAGGTTTAATCCTGGCTCAATAGCTATAACTCGGTCAATTTTCGACGTTTTTGGGACGGTTACAACTGCGTTCCCAATCTCGAGCGTAGGGTAACCATTTGTTTTAAGAATGGCAGCCCACCCGGGATACGCGGAGGGAATGATTTTCTCCGCTAGGGGGTACAGATCTCGCGTTATTCCAGTTTCACACTGGAACTTCTTAGCTGCCGATACGTCTCCACCTTTTAATTTGGTAGTTACGCCCGGTCCCCAAGAAGCAAAGTCCATGAATTCTTCAGCATTGAATGGACCGAGGATGGAAGAAATTTTCCGACGCATTTTAGAAAGTAAAGCGTCGTGCTCTGCGAAACTTAAGGCAGAGCAATCTCCAACTTCGTTAGTAAGATCCCATTCAAATTTTATACGTTGTGAAGAGAACCGCCATTTCAGGCGATCATTAGTCTCTCCACACTGCTGCTCAAATTTTCGAAACTTGAGTAGCGCGAGCGCCTCCTTGTCGTACCCGGCATCGATAAACTGACACTTGGACAACAATTTACACGCAAGGTATGCATCCCGGAACCCCTCGGCCGTTTCAAAGTCGAGAGGATCAACTGTTAGTTCCATTAGCTGGCCGTACTCTTTAGCTTCGAAGAGAATGGCTGCCGCAAGAGACTTAGAACAGTCAAGGGACTGATAGAATTGTACGACCGCTTCCGCAGTTGCTGCAGAAGGTATACGCGTGCCAGCGAGACTAATACTTGTCTCAAAGGCTTTCTTACCGCTATGCTGTTTAATAGACATAGGAGCTCTCCGATTTGATTGTGGGCGAACGAATGTTAACCCACTCCACACAAAACTACTGCTATTGGACTAGTAAACGTCCTCGAGCAACGTAATCGCCGGCATGATTGGGCTCCCTGATACATCTGAGGGGGCGCCATCACTGGCGTTAATTAACGTGTAGTACATCGACCGGAAAACATTAGCGTGTTCAGACCTTTCAGTACTGGTTGCACGCTCCGGGATGATGTGGTCAACGAAGCTCGATAACGTGTAAGCCAGCCGCGGGCCAAAAATCCCAACGGCGGGGTCAATCGTTTCGAGAACCGGAGACTGCAGTTTGCAGGTCAGTTTGTACACCCGAGAATCTTTAGTGGGTGGTCTGAGCTGCATGGTAAAGGTACGATAACCAAGAGGAAAACCTCCTGATCGGTCGACCCATTTCGCGATTCCTCCTGCGAGAAACCGTTCGGGGTCAAAGGTAATGTTCGTTCCAACGGCGGCGTCATTTGTTACATACGCACCGGAGGAGACCTTTGATGCTTTTATTTGTCCAATTGAGGACATAGTATTTACCTCTTGAAGGCTTGCGTCAAAAGTGCAAGAGCATTCAGCGCATGAGGTCCAAAAGGACCTCGCTTAAATGGGTGTGTGAAACTTGGTAAAGGTGAGCTCGGGAAACCCATAAGTACGTTTCGCGAGCAAGAAACCGTTTGCCAAACTTCTTTGACGCCGGACGTAGTTATATAAGTCCAATCGCCAAACACTCGCTGTTTGCCGGTTTCAACAGAAGTAGTGGTGCCGCGCCAAAATTCTGTTACGCATCCACGATCAAACGTTAGACCTGAAAAAGCGTCTAGATCATTAAGATACGTACCAATTGGCAAAGCCCAATCTACCACGAAGGACCATGGCATTACTTCCCAAGCTATCGACAACGGGTTGGTCAAACCCAACGCTGATAGGTCGTGGTTACCCGACTGGGTGTAGTACAGGACATACTTCACAGTATGTTCAGTCATATAAGTCGTCTCGATATGGATATCCAGTGAATCATATGGAGCACCACGTTCCGAACGATTTTTTGACTTTATGGCGATCTCCTTGATTCTCGGGGTCTTATAAAGCTTGTTGGCTAAAAACTCCAACGAGCCATAAATATCCGAGAGGAGAGGCTTCCAACCGTACTGTAATTCCAGCCAGCCATTTGCTAAAGCTAAGGCTGAGTTCTTACGCAAATCTTTTTGAAAGGAAAGGTTATCCCGTTTGCGATAATTTGCTTGAGATATTCCTAAAAGATTTTGCGCAGCACCTGCAAAGTTGCCCTGCCTTAAATTCAAGGCTGAGTTTGCAATCTTTCGTGCATTCTGCACGAAAAGATTAACGGTCTGCTTACCTTCACCAACAGCCCAACCCAAATTAACGGATTGATCTTTGGCTTTCCCAAGGAGTTTTTTAAGCGCCTCGTTTTTTAAACTAGCAGAATCGTCAGTGCTTTTCTGCGGGGGATTAGAGTTTGCACCCCAATCTCCCGACGTCTGGACTTCTGTCCATACCCCAGTGACACGATTTATATGCCACTCGGTTCTGGTTCCGAAGCGCCCTGAACTACGGGTTTTGAAAAACCCAAAGGGATTCATCGGCAGGCGAACGCCAGGGATTACTTTCTCCTTGCGCATATTCCTGTTATATCCAGGCGTATTAACCGTACTTCTTACCCAACTAGACCGGAATTCTGAGGGAATAGCCACTTCAACTTTCGTTGAACCGCCTGATGAATTGGCAGTTGTCTGAAGCTGAAGTAAAGGCCCACTCAGAGTAGTTCCGGCATTCGCCGTTGAATACAATCGCTGTACTCGTGGCGATTTTGGCAAGGGAGAACGTGACACTATACGTCTAAATTCCCGTTGCTTCTTGGGCTTTCCAGCCTTCGAGGCATAGGGTTTCGAAACATTCATATCACGTCTCCTAGTCCACGGGGTAAAAACTTACGTCAGATGACCATAAGAACATAGGTCAATGACCGTGAGGCTTGATGAGGTGTAAAAACTGATCAGCGACCTTCGCAAAATTATCAGTTCCCTCAAATTGTACGTCCAACGAACTGGCAGAAAAGTTCTCCACCATCCGTTCGGCTACAACGAGCACCCTCAGGTCTTGTTCCGTCATTGTTTTGGGACGGAATTTGAGCGAGGTAAACGCGAAAGTATTACTCGCGTCTACAAGGGCAGGTGGTATTAAGATTTCCCACATGTCATCATTACTGTAGTGAACACTTTGAAGTTGTTCGGCTACTCGCTCTTGCCTAACTATGGGTAAATCATCCATAGCCATGGCGGCACGCTCTAAAATGTGCCAAACCACACAGGCTTCCCCGATGGAGCGGAAAGACAAAGAAATCGTCTCTCCTGGGTTCAAATTAAGTAACTTATTTTCAGAACCCATCTCTAACTCCTTCGAGAAAAGTAGAATAGGACTATGAAGAACACGAGCAATTCTACAGCAAAATCTGGGAACCCAGAGAAAAAGGTCCCCACTGTAGAAAACATTGCTTGAGTTTCCATAATCTTTTCCTATTGTGGTTAACGATCCCCCGGATGGG